AGTCTTTGACCTCAGGGTGTTCATCAATTAGTGACCTGAATATCCGTGAAAACCTGTTATTAAAGCTAAGTAGATCATCGACGTTCTGTGGTGTCAGGTATTTAATATTTTGAGGTATTTCAGGCAGATTCTTTCCTTCTATTACATTAGTTCTTTTTATCTCGTTAGGGTTTATCTCAGTCCTAGACGTTAACTCTGTCTCATTTCCTAATACGTCTTTAAGTTTCAAGTACTCATTTCTTACAACGTTGCCTGTAAGCCTATTTGTTAACTCGTATTCGATACTCTGCAAGTTTTCGTTATTCTTCAACAGTTGCTCTATCACGTCTTTATTCAGCGTAATGAAATTGCCTACAGTGTCCTCTGCAAATTTTTCTAGCTTAGCTAATGCCACAGCGTTGTCTATCGCCTCCATTTTGACAGGAGTGCCGTCCTTGTAGAACACATCGTAGAATTTACCACCGACATATGCTATACCCTCGTCTGGAGATATTTTCACTATATTGCCATCTGCCATTTCAAGTTTGTCAAACAGCTGTTTGGCGACAGTCGCGGACAGGTTAAGCTTGATAGTGTCCAGGGCTGTAGCTAAATCGTTTGAAGAAAGAGCGTTCTTTATAGTTTCTTCGCTAACCGTTGTGAGCTTGACTTTGCCATTTTCAAATGTTTCAACCACATCGTCAATAAGTTTTGGCGTAACACCCACTTTTATATCATCAGCAAAGTCTTTGCCTAACTTTACTGTAATATTGCTGGCTCCATCAAACACTTTCAGTTTCACATCTTTGAAAATGTCGTAAGTCTCTATCGTAATCTTTGTATCTGATATGTGACTCCTGACGAATTCGTATGCGTCTCCTTCAATCTTTACTATCTTGTTACCTACCCCCTTCAGTGCCTTAATATCCAGCTTGTCTAGCTTTACCTCTTTTACTAAGTCATTGATTTTTGAGAAGTCTGGGGATTCAGTTACATCGCTCTTAACAGTATCAGTAACCTTATTGCTTATTGTTGATATGTCGACCTTGTCCTTTATAGTATCCTCAATTTTTGACAGAACTGACTTTACGCTGTCCGTAGTCTTAAGTAAATCAATATTGTCTATGTTGGCTGGTTCTATCAACCTTGTTGCAATTACATTAACTATAAGTGTCACTATCATTGCTATTGACGTTGGGTTTGTAAACATCTGTTTGAAAGAATTAACGGTAGCGTTAAATGACGCGGAACCGGCTAACAAATCAAATATTGTACTAGAAACAAAAGATATCGTCGCCATTACATCGAAGACTTGCCCAACAATAGGAATAGCAGAGATTGCTACAAATATGGCACCGTCGACGATCCCTGCTAAGATTTCAGTGAAAACGTTCTTACCGAACGCCGAATAGATGAGGTTGTTAATATCATTCATCATGTTGTTTAAACCGGTATTGAAAGTGTTAGCAAAACCTTCAAACACGTTAACTACTGGATTACTTTCGGCACTCTGTATCTGTTCCTCAATTGCGTTATATTGCTGTTGGATCTGTGATACTACTTGAGAAAGGTTCTGTTGTAGCTGAGGAGAAACATATTGTGCTAAGTTCTCAGCATCTTGGGCGTACTGAAGTGCGTTCTGCAAATTTTCAGCGACGGGTTGCATCTGTTGAACGAAATTGAAGGTTTCGGACAATGCTTGTCCCCAAGAAGACGCTTGTAAATGAGCCTGTTGTAGTGAGGAATTCATCAGAGGCAAGTAATACGTATTGATACCTATGGTAGCTATAAGGCTATTCAGGAACTGTTTTTGTTGTGGTTGAAGCGATGAATTATTGTTAACGTCCTGTATCGCTTGGAAGTAATTATTATTCGATACGTCGTTATACGCATCATTTATATTAGTACCCTGTGTAGCTTTCAATAATTCATTATAATAATATAAAGCAGAAACCCAATCGCCGTTATTTAACGCATTCTTTAGTTGTTGCTCTAGAGATTGTGCATTCTGCAGTACACTTACTGCTTTGTTAATATTTGATATCTCATTCTGAATGGTTTGGTATGCCTGTGAATTCGACGGAATATACTGAAGTGCTTGTTGGAGATACCCCTTTGCCTGTTCCATCGAAGAAATTTTAGCATCAACAGATGAGGAATTCTGTGCTTGTTGAAGAAGTTCATTAGCTTGTGCAATTAGGGAGTAGAATTCGCCCATATTTGCGAATTGTTGTGCGATAGGTTGGAGTGCTTGATACTGAGAAAGGTATTGTGACGCTTCCTTGTAAGCTTGAGCTAAGGCTTGTGCCGAATTTCCACCCATGCTATGTCCATATTGTATATGTCTTTCAGTTTCAGTAGTTGCAGAAGCTATTATGTTAAAGGCATGGGATAGAGCTGAGTAGTTAGTCTCATTTTCCTGCAATGATTGGATTATTTGATGTCTTACTTTATCAACATCGTTGTCAGTAATGTTGAGTGAATTTATCTTCTGCATTGCCTTCTGTATTGTAGAAACTACATTCTGGTAATACTTCGCATAATCCGATGGGGTACTTAAGTTACCTTGGTTGTTTAATAAACTTTCGACAGAGGAATACGCACTTGCAGTAGTTCCGAACAATTGAGAAAACTGCTCTAACGCGATATCCTCGCTTTGAAGTTGGTTCATGTCAAATGGTGGTGTGGCGTTTATCTGCTCGAAAAGAGAGTTAGCTTGCATAGCGGAAGACATCGCATTCTTTAACACCCTAAGAGCTTCCGTATAGTTGTTCATTAAAGCCAAGAAATATGCTGATGGGGAACTAGCATTTACTTTCTGAGTTGTGAGTGTGTTTACAGTCTTCAAGGCATCTAACGTTTGTTGGGTCTTCTCAAGCCCTGACAGATAAGTTTGCACCTGGGTTTGGTAGTTTTGTGCGATTTCAAACAGCTGTTTGGCGGAACTTTGCATATCATAGCTCTCGCTCTCACTCAACAACTGCAGAGCTTGCGAAATATCGCTTAGAATCTTATCTTTATTCGCTAGAATCGTTTTAATGTTGTTTTGCGATGGCGTAAGCAATTGTTGAGCTTCTGCTAACAACTGCAGAGCTTGCGATATGTTCTTTGCGTCCTGGATATCACCTTGGACTGTTTGTAAATTTATTTGAAGATATTTAGAAGCCTTTTCCAAAACTTGATAATTCTCCTGAAGAACCTGATACACGCTGTCGAAATATTGAGAAAGAGAAAGGAATGTTTGATTAGAAGGAGGGTTGGGTAATGGTTGTAAGTCCTCTAAAATCGTGAAACCTTGAATATATAAAGTTAAATTTATGTTAATATCGTTCTGTTGTGCTATTTGCGAAGCTTCTTGCAGATATTGGACAGCCTCAGAATAATTTCCACTTTCTGCTTCTTGTTGCCCTTTTTTTATGTCTTCAAGTATTTGCAGGTAGGCAGTGTATTTAGTATACATTTCCTGGACAGTGTCGGATAACGAACTTGCTAAACTTGATAATGGTGTATTGTCAGCGTTAACATTCTGCAATTGATTCTGAGCCTGTTTTATAAGGTTTATTGCACTCTGTATTGCAGACATTGAATTACTGTTCTGTTCTGCAATATTCTGTGCATTAACTAGTAGATTGACTATATTCAGAAGCTGAGAACTGACCTGTTCAGACTGTTGGTAATCGTTTGCAAGAGATGAAAAATTGTTGTAATAACGTGATGCTTCTGTAGCGTACTGTGATGCAGTGGCGAAGAACGATTTTAATGATTGTAGATATTGTTGTAACTTCTGTAATGTTATTTCTCCCTGTGGTGGTTGCGGGAACGCAGGTATCTTCGCTAAGTACGAGACTGCTGTAGTTATATTTTCAAGCCTCTTATCACTGATGTTATGTTGTTGTGCTAATTGCAGGGCTTGCTGAAGGTACTGATAAGCTTCTGCGAAGTTTGCTTTTTCCAATTCACTGTTAGCGTTATTGATGTATTGTTGTATCTGTTGTAGTGCCTGCACTGTCTGTATTTGTTGTTGTATTTGCGTTACGTTAATTACGTTTGGGTATTGTTGGGCTATTTGTAGAGCCTGGTTTAGTTCACTCAAAGCGGTGTTATAATCATCGTTCTTCAATGCCTCGTTTGCAGAATTGAAAAGTTGGATAACGTTAATGTAAGCGAAATAAGGCTGTAAGTTAATGTTCGGGTTTAGTTTTTGTGCGTTTTGTAAATCTGTTAATGCCTGGTTGATGTTACCGTTCTCTGCGTCATTAATTGCCTGTTGCACATATATTAACGCTTGGATTTTTTGGGCAGTTTGAGTTAAACCGTTTTGTTGTGCTAATTGCAGGGCTTGCTGATATTTACCCTCGGAAATTAACTGGTTTATCTGTTGTGCGATAGGATTAGCACTCATTATATATATCTCTCAAACAGCTGTTTAAAAAAGTTATTAGATTCTCTTCTCCTCCCACACTGCTATCTTTCCCTTAAAAACCAGTAGATAAACGCAAGCCCAACGATCATTATGAACACTACAATATCAAAAAATGGGTATGCAATAATGCTGTAGAACATTAACAATACATTGTATTGTTGGGAATAATACTGCGGTTGGTTTAGGGTAAATGTAGAATTAGCTATCTGTATCGATTCTTTTGTGCTATTTGTATATATTATAGAAGAGTTAGAGATGATGAGAGTTTGTTTACTTACAAGGTTGAAGAACGGGAAAGCTACGAATACTAACATTGTAGCTAACGCAAAAAATATTACTGCCGTAGTTATAGACGGTTTCAATTGCATTCTTAATCACCTTCTTCCCTTATTGATAATGCTATAATAAAAATGAGAGCTACAACTATGCCTATTCCAAGTCCATACATCCAGTAGTTTATATACGGGACAAAACTAGTGTAAGCAGTATGTATATCTGCGGAGACTACATGTGAAATATTGTTCGTAGGCTGAACAGTTTTAGACACCTGAGACTGTGCATTGTTAAAGATATTGAAAATATACACAAGAAGACCGAAAGCTATAATGAATACTATCGTAAACATAGCAATAATTATGAAAGAAATAGATGAACGTAACGCTGTTGCTAGATCAGAAAAAAACCCATTTAATCACCCATTTCGTTCAGAATTTGAGATTCTGCAAAGCCATTCGCCCACTCTTCTAATGTTTGCAATAGTCCGCGTTTCTTAGCTTCCTTAAGTATCGCTTTCCTAACGGAGTGTGGTACAGGTGTACCGTCTGGTATACCGTTTTCTTTTACTTTATCTTTTATTAGAAGGACTAGGTCATGTATCGCTTTCTTTAGGGGTGGGAAGGCGTCAGACCACGCTTCATCACCAGCGAGTTTTAACGTCACTTCTGGATAGTCTATTTCACCTTTTTCGAATAATAGAAAGTCATGTAGTGCGTCTCTTGCATACTTCTCTGGATGTAAGTCGTCGAACTCAGATCTAACCCAATTTGACCAATTCATTTTTCCACCCAAAACATATGTTTGAGTAATGGTTAAAAAATATTATCAGATCTTGAAGCCCTGCTTTACCATCTCAAGGATCTTCTTAGCTTTTTCCTCTTCACCCTGCGTTAATTTACTAATACCGTAGTTCATCAGTTCTTCTTTCTTTAATTCAGACAGATAGTTGTAATAGTTAACAAGTGCGAACAGTGTACCGAATAGATTAATTAATTGTATTCTGTACTTTGGATTCCTTCCAGTTTCCTTTGCAACATTACCTATGAACGTGTCCTTAAGTGTCTCAGGGAATGCTGATAACTCTTGCCTCGCCTTGTACAAACAGATTTCATCCTCTTCCGAGCATATTCCTAGTAATTTTGTTATAGTTTTGAACACCTGCATGTCGAGGGTTGAGGGGCTTACAGTAGTTTTAACAATTAACGCACCATATTGATCGTCAAAAGCTTTCTTTGCAAAATTCAAGAGCGATTTTAATTCCTTCAATTGCCCTTCATTAGTTTTATTGAGGTCGAGGTCATTTATCCTTAGTACAGAATACTTGCCGTTTGGCAACAAATCATTAGGCGACCCGACCAACAACGTATTATTAGCATCTACGATTAAGGGTAACGAGAAACCTGCAGACTGTAGATTTGTAAAAGCGTCCACAAGGTCTTGAAGGTATTTAAGCTTCTCAGGGTTGGCTTCCTTAAGGTTCATTGTATCGTTTACCTCTTGGTAACTCTTATTCTTAAATAAATTTACGAACGAGAAGATCAAATACGCATACTTGTATAATTGTACTATGTTACTCAATTGATTTTGATACCTTTCGAACTCGTCTGGACTCAGCGGTCTGAGGACTCTTAAGTCTAACACTTGGTCTGGAGCGAAAGAGTCTAACAGCGGTATAAGATAATTTTGTCTAAGTTCTGCGAATATATTAGATAGAACACTTCTAGTAGTTTCTTCTATTACATTTCCAGACTGGTATGTAACTTTCTTGCTTGAAGATTTGTATTCAGATGGGAATTTAGTAACTAACGCCAAGACGGTGGTAGGGAGAATGCTGGCGTTGTTAGTATCTAACAATTCTAGGATCCTATTCCAATTCTTTTGTAACTCGTTCCAGACCTTTTCAGCAAACTCTTCACGCTCTTTTCTGCTTAAAGACTCCCCTTGTTTTACGCCGTATCTGTTTAAGTATGGTCTTAGCCAATCTGGAATGTATAGTGAAAGTTCCATATTGAGTACTTTTTCTAATTCTACTTTATTTTGCTCAATATTACTATTTTCTACCGCGTTCTGTTCTACGTTCTGTTGTTCAGGAGCAGGGATTTGTTGTTGTGGAGTACCTAAAACCGTATTCTGTTGTTCCTGAGCTTGAGGAGCAGGGATTTGTTGAGAAGTAGTGAAAACTATTATATCATTTTTTTCTAGACTGATTATACGTTCATTGCCTGTGAGATATTGTGAATAGTTTCCTTTTGGTAGAAGTACTGCAGGATAAGAACCATATGTGCCTATAACCGCTTCTGCAATGAGATCAAGCGGTAACTTTTCTAGGAATTTTTGCAACTCTGGACTCTGAACACTTTCATTAGGTACAAATTCTGCCGGTGGTATGGTAACGTTACCATAATTTTGTTCGTACTGAGATAACAAGAAATCGGAAATATCATTTACAATCCCCTTGGGGATGAGGAAAATGCGTGGGTATAAGCCACGTGAGAGAGAAGTTTGAATCGTATACGTGATATCGAAATTTTCTCGGATTGTAGAATTAGTGGATTCTAATGTTTGGATTAATGTTTTTACTTTTGCCTCAGCTGATTTCTTGTCTTCTTCTGAAGTGTCCTTACCAAACGAAAACTTTGGATATAGCACGATCATATCAAAAACAAAATCTTTATTTGTAGTACCCTGTATTACATTAAGATTGAGAGTCCTCTCATAATACGAAAAACCATATGCATCGATTACCTTGCTGAGATTACCCAAATTGAGGTGTATAGTCTTTTCTTTATCCTTTTCGCCATATTTCACTTCTACGTCTTCTGGGTTCCTGATGGGGACTTCTTTATACAAAACACTTAGTTCGAGTATAAATGGCATATATCCTGGCGAGGTCTCAAATGCAGATGTTGCCATAGGCTTATAGTTAACTAATGTTAATGAACCGTCGTAATTCCTTGAGTAATTTTTGGGGTTAAATACAAAATCTTTAGTTGAAACGTACTTAGAAAAAGCCTTCAAGAGATATTCGTCTAACGGAATCAGCGATGAAGCATTGTTACTACTCATTTTTTACACCACTCAAACATATGTTTGCTTGTAGTTATTAAAAAATTTAATCACAGACGGAAGAAGCAAACTCGTAAAAAAAATTAAATTATATGAAGACCGAATAGTACTGCTAATAACATCATAACTACTATACCGATCACGAAGTATAGCATTATCCTGCCCATTGTTTGTGCGCGCCTACTCTCATTCTGCAACTTCAATAACTTAACTAAGTTTGCATTCATCTCCTTAACAGTCGTGGGTATTGTACTTAATATCTCTAACTCCTGCGATAGTCTACGGCTAAGTAATAACTTAGGGTCAACAGCGATAGCAAGTTTTGTGGTAGGAGATATCGTTATAGCACCAGTAATCATCTTTTTGACCTTCGCCAACTGTGCTAATAATTCTGGTTCTGCTGTATCATACTCAGACACAGGTATCGATGTTTCCAACGTCTCTAATCTTATCGCATACGGCATTGTGTTGTTTTTCCTTATTGTAATTAACAACGGTCTATGTATCTTCCCATATTGTATCATTCCGACCATTGATTCAGAGGTGACTGGGACAATTAGCTCTTCGCCTGTAACTGGGTCATGAACTGTGTACAACGACGGCGATAATTTTTCACCTATGTATAGTTGAGCAGACCTGGTAGAGATATCAACATTGACAACTACAACGTCACTATTTTTAGAGCGACGGATTTGCCTTATCAGACCTCCTCTTATTGGGTCTTTCATATACGACCTTCTGAACGCTAAGTATACGGCAATAAATACTATAATTAGTATAAATAGAGCGATGAAGATGTAAACATATGGCGGGGATAATAGTATTTGAAATAACGAGAAAACGGTAACTTGTTGAGCTACATGTGTGTGTGGGGCTACAGTATTTGTCAAACTTATGTTTGAAGACGGTGTTTTCAGTGCCATGTTAATATCTTATAACAGAAGAGTTTTAAAAGAAGAAGAAGTAAACTACCCCGCCCTCACGGACGGGGTCTCTGGTGGTGGAAAGATGAATTCGCGAAAAAACATATGTTTGACTTAGGGTTTTAAGTTTTAACCAGTTTTGAATTTCTCCATAATTATGGATATTATACCTGCCGCGATAAGTACTATTCCGGTCACACCGAGCAGTACGTATAGCGTTGGGAAGAAGCTGAAGAACGATACCATACCGTTGACTAACGGGTGTGTTAGGTTATACGCTAATGTTCCTGGTGACGGATTGCTTATTGCTGAGGCAGTAGCTGTGGCGAAGATAGATAGAATGAGACCAGATAGTCCTATTATCACACCGACAATCAGTAAGGCTATTGCTATTGTTGGTATGTCAAACCCGTTGGTTCCAAACGTCACTTTGACTAACGACCCTGATATTGCTCCTGGATCATGAATTTTAGTCGGTCTATGAAGTTTAATTACCTTGAACATTTTTGCTTTTTTACCTCCTGTTGCTTTTGCGGATGGAACGACTACTGAAACCGACATTTTGCTTCATCTAAAACATCTGTTTGAGGAATTAATAAACTTTTCGCTTCGCCGATTCTGGTCTGGGTGTAGTGAATATGGGCAGTTTCTGCCTAACCAGTTAGACAGAAACAAGCGTAATAAGAGGATAAAAAGTCGACTTCATTCTTTCAGTCTACTTAAAACTTTATCTCTAATCATGGAATATTCAAAATATTCAGGGTATTTCTTGTACACGTAGTTTAGGATCTCAGACCTACTCTTCCTAACCCATTCTCTGAAAAACATCTTAATCTCCTTTTCCTCTTCCTCAGGCTTTAACTCACTCTTTAAAACGTAATTCCTTATGTACCCTATTATTGCTCCGCTCAATGTATCTCTTACTTCCTCCTCCTCAACATCAACCTCTCCTGATTCGATTAGTTTATCAATATAATCTTGTAGTTTTGATGAATAAGAACCGAAGAACCAAGGCTTAAAATCCAGTCCTAACTGAATCCCTTTCTCCTTCTCAAGTAAAAAGAAAATCTTCTGCAGTTTAGTCGGAGTGACCTCTGTATTCTCCTCTTTAGCGGTATAAAGCAATAGTTTGATTAAGCGATAAATTCTGTCCTCGATTAACATGACCAACCCTAATAGTGAACTTTTTTTTAAAAAAAATCTAGAAGTATTTAGTAGTAGTTCTGTAACATATTGTTGCTCTCTTCTTTTAATTTTTCTATTTCTTTTAATTTTTCTAAAACTTCTCTAAACGGATTAGAGCCACCAACTTCTCTCTGCCACTTCTTTTCCGCATCTTCAAGTGCGGATTCGATATCATATCCTACTCCAAACACTACGTCAGAAGATGTATTATCGAATGTCGCAAAATAGAAATCATTAAATGGTAAGTTGTAGTCCTCATTCACTAGTTTGTACACCACGACCGCACCATTTTCCAACTCCTTATAGAGTACTTCTTTTACGATTATTTTGCCACTTAATTCCACCATTTTTATCCCCGAGTATACTCCTTGGTCAAACAAATATTTAAATACATATGTTTGAGCTTTTTGGTTAAGCATTCTGCGAAGGGGTGAGGCTTAGGTGTATTCTCTATATATTATCATGACTGCAACCAAAGCTATTGCCAAAATTACGAATGCCCACAACATATAGTTTACAATATTTGCAATTGGTGTGAATAAACTCCCATCTATGCTATAAAATATACCAGTAAAGTCGTTTGCCAAAACGATGATAAGCAATAAAAACGGTATTAGGACAAAAACTGCGATGAAGAATACTGCAAACGGGTTCAACTTTGGGTCACTTAAACATATGTTTGAGCAGAGTTTAAAAAAAGTTTATTGGGGTTTAGGAGAACTGACTTCGCCTTCTTTCAACAGGAGTTTCCATATCGCGATTCTTATTAGTTCACTTACTTGTATATCGTTCTCTTCGGCAAGTCTTTTCAGCCTGTCTAATGTCTCTTCGTCGACTTTCACACTTACTTGCTTCTTCTCGTCTACAGGGATAGATAAGGCTACTTTTAGTATATCATCCTTTGTTATACCTTCGTTGACGAGGTAGTTTATAGCGTCTCTCAGGAATGAAGACTTATTCTCAGTCTTAGATTCAATCAATTCATTTACGCTACGTTCCAGTCTGAACGAGATGATTCTCTTACCCATGATAATGTTCTTAGTAGATTGGTTTTAAAAAACGAAGAACCCTTTGATATATCAAAGGAGACTAAAATGGAGTATGACCCGCGAATAGCCCAGTTACGTTTCTTTGCATCTTTTTCCGTCGCTTTATACCATCTTTGGACTCTTCAGTTAGTTCCCTTTATGTTGTTTCGTCCTGGTTGGTTAGGGGTTCCCCTATTTTTCGAATTATCGATTTTTCTCCTTCTGAACAGACTCGACGAAAACCCCTCACTAGCTCGTTACTTCACGAGAAGGGTGAGGAGGATATGGATACTTTATTTCCTCGCCGTCGTCGTAGTGTTCTTAGTTGACAGATACGTGTTCCATATGGACGTGACGTATTACGATTTGTTACTCCATTTTGCATTCGTTTCCTTCGTTTTTGCTCCGTTTTCCTTCCAGTACCTTTTTTGGTCTCTCCAACTAGAAGAATGGATGTACTTAGCCATCCCCTTCATTCATGCGATGAGTGATAAAGCAAAGTTTCAAACAGCTGTTTTATTGGTTTTTATATCGTTTTTCTACAGCCTCTTTATCGTCTTCCTTCCTTACGACGAGTTTCACTTACTTTACTTTATGCCTCCATTCTGGTTAGGGGCATACGGATGGGGAATAATTGCTTACCTTTTGAAGAAGAAACAGAAAGATAAATCAGCCAAAAAAGCGAAATATTTCCTGCTAATACTTTACGCTCAATACGTTTTTACTGCACTGATATTTTCCTCTAACGAATTTGTATATGAGTTCCTCACAAGGTTTCTGATTTATAACTTATCATTACCCGCTTTCGCCCTCCTTATTCTGAACCCACCTAAAGTACTTAGCCGAATAACGGTCTTTCTGGGCGAGGTGAGCTACGGAATTTATCTGTGGACTTTACTATTTCAAGAACTTTTTGGGGTGACTGGAATAGTTTATGGTATCGTAACTGCAATTGCCACAGAGTTCCCATTGAGGAGAAGAGAAATAATAAGTAGACTGACGCTCTATAGAAGTGCGGGTCGGAATTGAACAAAAAACATATGTTTTGAAACTGGTGAACTACCGTTTGCATCTATAGAAGTGCGGATACATTTGCTTGTGTGCAGGGTGATTTTTATTGAAGATATTTCTTGCTTGTGTGCAAGCGGTGACTTATTAAATTTATCTTTTGCTTGTGTGCAGAGGATAAGTTATTGAATAATATTATTGCTTGTGTGCAATAGGATTCTTGTTGAAAACCACCCTTGCTTGTGTGCAGTACTTCTTTTATTGAGAAATACTCCTGCTTACGTGCAATGGCATAATTATTGATTTCCTTTCTTGCTTATGTGCATATCCACTATTAGTGAGGTTTACTATTGCTTATGTGCAGTTATGTGAGCTACCCCGCCCTTACGGACGGGGCATCCCCACCTCGCGGTGAGGATTTCCTGCTTCTCAGAGCGACCTCGATCCCCCTTCACCCACAGCGGAGGTTCCATCGAACGGAACCGTTCTGTAATGCCCCGTGTGGAAGAGGGGTTACGGAGGGTCACTCTTCACAGGCGTAAGTTCCCCCAGTCCCGAGGGTACGACCTCAGCTCTTACAGCCAGAGGTCTGTATATTTATCTCTTTTTTAGTATAAAAAGGTTTCTGTAAGGGGGCTATTCACCCCCCACCTTACGGAGGGGGACTTCCGCCCCCTTAACCCCAATAGAGTTAAAAATCTTTTTCTTCTTAAGCCACGTTGTCACCTCATCTCTATCTATTCCTAACTCTTCTATAGTTTTCTCAAACATTGCCTTATATTTAATAGTCTTCGTGTCAACGTAATAGTCTGTAATTGGTGATACTACGAAGTCCTCATGTTTCCTTATTACTTCGTACTCCTTCCCAAGAACTACCTTATATGCTTCAGTTAGTGGCACTCCTTCATGGTAATGCATTGACACTGCAAAATACTGTGATAGTAGTAAGGATATTGCTTTCCTGATAGCAGTCCTCTGTACTCTTAGCTTAGACCAGTCTGGATGCTTAACCGCGATTTCTTCCTTGAATGATTTTATTATTTTAGCGTAAACACCGCCCGCCCGCATGAGGTTGCTAGCCAGAATTCCTAATAGAAACGTCTTAACGGTTCTGTTGTACTTAACGTTTTTCGCTGAAGTACCAATAAGTTTCGTCCCGTCGTTAGGGCATAACCACCCATCTTTCGAGGGAACTGCTGGTTTGCCATTCGAGGATTCACCAGAGTAATAATAATACCCGCATTTAGGGCATGTAAACATTACAGCTAAACCAGCATATTTTCTGAATTTATTGATGTTATATTGAAACCTTGGTGGATATGCATAAACGATTAGTCTAGCACCGTTAATAGCTCCTATTCCCCTAATAAACGCCAAGAATTTAGTAAATTCAGGGAATTTCGTAACAGCATCGCCGATAAGTCCTTTGACTGTCTCCTGCTGTCTGAGCAGTTCCATGAACCTCTCTATGAGGTGATTAGATGGTGTTTCTTCAACAATTTTCACAGGCTCACCGCAGAGGGGACATTTATCGCGATTCTCGTCTTCCTTAAGTAATATCATGTGATCGTTCTTACATATAGTATATCTCCTGCGGAAGACCCAATTACTATTCTCTTTTTTTGCTCCTATTCTGTTCCCAAAGGCTACCCTAAGTTTTGTTAGGTCATCCCAGAACGCTACCAAATCTTTTAAATAAATTAGATCTGCCTCACTCGTTTCTGATCACATCCTCGCGATAATGTATAGATAGTCTTCTCTGAGTTGTTTATATTTCACGTAAGCTTCATCTGGCAAAAGCCTTGGGGTATACACTACATGTGAATACTTCTTTTTCAGCTCGTTCTTTAACATAAGCCCGACGTTAACACTATTATAATCTCTAAGCGTATGTTTAGTTTTCAATAATTTCCCAGCAACGTTCACAACGTTCTTGTATACGTGTACCTCAGATGTCGTCATTGTTATTGGTTCTACTGTGATAGCATACGACGATGGCATAGCTTTCATCAATACACCAGACAATCGCGTTTCCGACGGTATAGTCATTAGCACGTTACTGAACTTTATTGCCCACGTTTGTGCGTATTTATGTATTTTCTGAAGCCTTAGCCTGTCCATTTTCCCTACCTGTTTGCCAAAACCTATACCTGCATCATCAATTATTATCATGGGAATTTTGCTTATCCCGTAATTTTTCATTGCCTCAATTAAATCGTCAAGTTGCAGGGGGTCGATGATAATATGTGCAATAGCGACGTCCCAGTCCCCATATAACGCGTACGCAAGCCATAACGCTAATGAGGATTTCCCTCCCCTAGCCTCCCCACTAATGATCGTCGTCTGACCCGTATCGATGGGGACAGGTCTTATTTTTTCGAATTTGTGTTCTCTTCTGTTTATGGCTATCTGGTATATTGTATGCATCATGAGTACCGTTAAATCTGCAATACCTTCCATGTAATATTTTCTAGATAATTCGACATACTGCTTCTCCATATAGGGAAAATCAATGAACTTTACATTACCCTGGTACACCTGTGTGTAGTATTTATCGAACATAGGCAATAGCGTATTGTAATCTACTTTCAGCAGTGCCTCCTCTGGGTTTGTGTCGTTTAATTTTATGTAATCATTTATTCGCATCAACTTCCACCTTTTCCAGAATTTCTTTTTTCAAAATCTGGTAATCTTCAGGTTTCCAGAACTTTATTATACTATAGCGGTCTTTCTGGTCTCTCTCAAATACGACTGGTTTCATTAATTTGATTTTCACAGTGCCTACTTTTTCCCCAGAAGGATATACATATTTTAAAATGAGGTTCTCATCATCGAATTGCAGATCGTAGACCTTTTTGGGGAGAAATAGTAAATTAGTCACATTGTATCTACGTTCTTCTTTCGCTAATTTTACAACTATCTTCTCTGGAAACATTAAAACGTTGTATATACCCCTCTTTTTCACGTTTATTGTTATTGAAGTCTTAGATTTTCTTTTAGCTTCTGGGTCGTTACAATCTGCTTGGAACAATTCATAAACATCATCGCCTATTTCCCTGACTTTGTAACACTCCCACGGAAATGAATATATATGTATGTCGTGGTTGTGTGTCTTTACTCTTTTTATTTTTTTCCTGTACCCTCTCTTCATGTCTATAACTTAACATGTTTGCTTTAAAAACAGTAGATGGATAGCTGACCTCCTCCCCGCCTTGAAGGGCGAGGCTTTCTGCCCCTTATCTCCTTTTCTATAAGGGGGCTATCCATCCCCGCCACAGAGAGGCGAGGTTTTTCGCCCCCTTTGAACCCCCAACTTTGTAATCTATTCGCTCTATAGTTTTTTATTATTGAATTTGAATTCTTAATATATGTTATGGGACGAACTACAAAAGAAGGATCTTGTAGTATTAAAAAATGAGGTATTTAGTAGTTCTGTAACATATTGTTGCTCTCTTCTTTTAATTTTTCTAAAGCCTCCCTAAACGGATTATTATAGTCAAGTTCTATTCTGTCCCAGTTCCTTTCCGCATCTTCGAGTGCGGATTCGATATCGGATCCTTCACCCCACACTGCTTCACCCCTAGTGCCTGAGAATGTCGCAATATAGAAATCTTCGAAACGCGGGTTGAAATCATCGAAAAGTGAGTCATCGTTATCATCATTCTCTTCGTCATCGTTATCATTCTCTATTTTGTATACAAAGACCCCACCATCTCTCACAGGCTCAACGAGTACTTCTTTTACGGTTACTTCACCAGCTAAGCCTAGTACGTCAAGTTCTTCTAGGTTTTCTTTTTCTAAAGCCTCTCTAAACGGGTTGTCGTATTCACCTTCTTCTCTATCCCACTCCCTTTCCGCGTCTTTTAATGCATCCATTAGAGTGGAACCTGCACCCCACACTACTTCAATATCCGTGTCGTAGAATGTTGCAATATAGAAATCCTTGAAAGGCAGATCGTTGTTATCACTCTTTACTACGTATATAGTGACCGTACCACCATCAACAGGAACCCCCACAGGCACCGTGAACACTTCTTCTACAGTTGCTTTTCCAACTTTGATCTCCGCCATTTTAATCCTAGTATATTCCTTCGTCAGATAATTATTTAAACATATATGTTTGAGGGATTTGCTAAGTATGATAACCCATTTGCGAACGGTTTAGCAACTTGTTGGGGATATTAATGTTGTTTGTAGCATTAAAGATATGAATAAGGCTTTATGGTTGAAAAATCAAGAACCGATGTAAAGTTAAATATACTATTCTACTATATTAGATTGGTAACTATGTTAGCTAACCTTTCTCTCATTTTAGAAAAATATTCCCCTGTCCGCTTAGAGGAGATGCAGAATTATTTAACCAAACAATATGAGGAGAATTTGTTCGAGATATATGAGGGTATACTAATGTTAGTCCTAAATGAAGATAAAGACAAGTTAAAAATACTGTCAAAAGAAGTTGAAAAAATAAAGAAAGATTTTGGATTTATGTTTGATGATGACGGGACTATAGAAGAATACGTTAATGTGATAATGAACGGGTTACAAAAACTTATTGATGAGTTGGGGAAAAATGAAGATGAGTTCTACAAAGAGGCATTAAATTCTGATAACCCTAATTTCCTAATAACCACTTATTATTCGTTGTATTTACGCTTCGTAACAACAGTATACTTAAAACTACAGACTATCACAAAAACAACAAAAGATTCTAGGATTAAAGATATATTCGACATCGCTAATTTCTTAGTAGGATTTTTCGGGATGCCTATACTACTATATATAAAGAAAAAAGAAGTATTTCTTCATGCATCTGAACTAAGCGTAGTATTATTACACGCACTAGTTGCCGATAGGACTCCCATGCCATCAAAGGACTCCTTAGGTTATTACCTATTTTTCAAGATCCATGCTCTGATTGAGGGGACAAAATGAACCAGACCACATTGACCAAAATAAAAATATTGCTCACGGTAAAAATAGTGGCTATAGTTTTATTATTCCTGCTCGCACTCTTGTGGCGTAACTCCTTCTCGCCCGCATTCGTAGTTTTAGTTTTATTAGTTGCTACTTTTTTGCTCTTGGCACAATAGCAGATTATATTCTATACAATATAATAAAAAAACTAAATAAACATTTAAAAGAAAAATATGAAAAAATACGTAGCGAACATTAAATCAGCCTTGTGCTAAAACATATGTTTTTTAATCTAAGAACCAAAATAATCTTATGGGACTGATAGGTTCACTGGCAACTGTGTTTTACAGAATCAACGAAGGTATAATATATTCAACTTTTCTCGTCGATCTGCTGGTAACATTGATTAATTTCAATGAGTATTCAACAAATCCCGCACTCGCAAATTACATATCACTATTGTTGTCGTTCAACCTAGTATTGTACCTAGAACATATTCTAGGGAGTGTATTTCAGAGTGGTGGCATAATAATAGGAGGAGCAATAGCAGGACTTGCTACTATTTCTGCGTTATTTACAAGGAATTATCTCCTGAACTTGTCACAGCAAAATATGAGTACTATGCAAATAATCTTCATTTATTTACTACTTCAATTCATTTTCAACAGCTTCGAGAGCGTTTTAGTGTACTTCACCGCTATACTGCTACCTATGACGTCCAACATAGCGTTGCCGTTCATCGCTCCGCCAATACAGCTGTTTGTCCATGACCTCTCGTTAATTGTCGATTTCATAGCATCGTTCGGAGAAGTGATGAGTATAATATACGTTCTTATAGCGACAGGTATGTGGAGTGAAATGTAAAGGGAATTCAAAATGGTGATAACACATAAGTTAACTGATGAGCAGAAAAAGATCTTGGAGAGAATGCATAGCAGGGTGGATTATATCATCAACGCTTACAAGGAATACCTAGACGCGTTAGCTGAGTATGACAGGACTGGAGTTCTAAAAATTCACGGAAAAGTCCTATATGTAAAAGAGTATAAAAACCAGGGCTGACGGCTCCCCGCACTGAAGGACGAGGCTTTATAAGACATGGTGGTGAGAGGTTCATGAAAGTGTTAACATCTCAACCAGCTGTTTGAGAAACCCTTAAATACTCCTACTACGAGATTCTCTTATGTCTCAGGAATTTAAGAACGAAAGAGATGAGGACTGGATAGACATGATAATAAATAATCCATTCAACCGTACAAAATTAGAAAAAGATTTGGACTTTATAGCACAAGAACTTAAGGACAAATTCCAGCAGGACAAGTTACAGGATTTTTTATTAGAGGACGCACTCGATATAATACTTTACATCTCTTTACCAGGTAAAAAACTAGTAGGCTTCAACATCGGCTTGACTGCTGGAGGTCCTGACATATATTTAGTTTATAGTAGAGGAGCGTGCCAGTTACAAGGATCGTGGGGATCTCTCACTGACGCAAAAAACATAGACAATGAAATTTGCGAAACAATATTAGACTATTTAGAGGAACTCTCATAGACTATTTGCCATAAACTTGCTAAAACGAATCATTTTTCATATCTGAAACCCCTTTTTGAAACCAGCTCACTCTAAAACAACTGTTTAAGAGAAGAAGTAAATAAAAAAGGGTAACTTTTACCAGAAATTAGACCTTAATACCCAGCTTGGATAAAAGCTGTTTTTCCTCGGCGGTAAATTCCACTGGTTTATTTAAGTAATGACACCACAGTTTTCTACTTACACTCTTTATAACAGTCGCGTCATAATTTGAAAACAAATTAACGTAACTATCACATTCACCTTTTACGTTCTCTAATTTATCGAAATAACCAATATAATCATCAGTAGGTGCGAAAAACTCTAAGTCATCTCCCTTAGCTGAAGCTATTAGAAAAGCTATTGAAGTCACTAATTTATGGTCGTTAAAATGCTCACTTAAACAGTTTATATAGGAAGAAATCCTCCATCTATAGAGCGATAATAACATCTTACTTCCCATTTATATTCTTAGCTGACTTGTATTTAAATCTTCTATACAACACGTTAGGCAGAAATCCTGTACTGATATTGACCTGTGGTAGGGTTGATGAAACCAACCACCCCTCAAACAGCTGTTTTAGGGCAAAAAACATAAAAAAGTTCTATAGAATGGGTGCAACGTCGTACAAACTATACCCGTCACTTAATAATAGTTGAAAGTTAATCATATCTCCGTAATTAAGATGTATATTAGATATATTTATAGTAAGGGTATTTATTCCTACGTTTAGTTCATAATTAACATTGTAGGAGTATTCCATCCCGTCATAAGTGACTATAAGCTCTTTAATAAATACTTTAGAAGAACCTTCATTATTGATTGTTATGCATAATTTATTATTTAATACATATGCATTATTTATCACTACTATAGGTGTTGAAATGAAATATTCTACTAGACCGAATGCAAATCCCACTACAATCAATGTTAGTATCACGGAAGCTATTAGCAATATCAAGGCAGAAACTGAATTATACATAGTCTCTTCCTATGATTATTTAATATATAAAAGGTTTAGATAAACAACACACCATAGAACAGCTGTTTAAGAGTGTGAAACAAAAAAGAAAAAATAAACTTTAGGTTTATTTCACAACATATGCTTCTCTTTTTTTACCTCTCGATGAATATGTTAGTGATTGCTGGACTTCCTCAATCTTTTTCTTACACTCATTGAGGTTATCACAAGGGAAATAGTTTACGATCAAGGAAAATGAGGCATCCAATTGCTCCACTAACAAGAATTTCATGCCTTTGTTAGTTATGTTTATATTATACAATGTATAATATACCCTTGGCCAGTACTCTGCTTCGTATAGTATGTCTAGGCTAATATCAACCTCTTCGCATTCATATTGAGATGTTGTTTTAAGATCATTACTATATTCATATAAAGATATATCTATAATTTTATCATTATCAAATTTCACTACTGGAAAATCATTGTTGATCTCCATTATTATTAACATTAACTTCTTATTGTTATTAGTATTACACAAATAACCTTTTTCGTAAACAGTCTTACAAAAGATACCGTCACATGACATTTTCCCACTGATTATACTCTTGGCGGGCTGGTATTTAAACTTTTCTGCCTAACAAGTTAGACAAACCAGATAAGCAGGCGGGTGATTAAAGCCTCAAACAGCTGTTTGAGAGTGTGAAACATAAAAAATGGGCTGACTTTTACCCGTACCTTGCTTCTAAAAAAGCTAATAATGCTGTGCATTCTTCAGGTTGTGAGGGTGTGGTGTTGAAAAGATAATAGTATGTATCTGGGGAATAACCCTCAAGATTGTAATTCTTGCTTTTTAAATAATCTAAGCAGTTCATCTGGCTCCCCCTTAATGTTAGTGTTGTATAACAAACTCGTCCTCGACTACTATTTTTTTCACTAGCTTGATCCCTTTATATATTGATACCCTGTATGGCTCCCCATCTTTAGCTGGAGGGAGGATGACCCCATCCCTCCCTGACTTCACTAAAAGATCCTGTGCTTCTTCTTTTGTCTTCGTTGTC